CGTGTAATTTTAATAATCATGGGAAGAAAAGTGTTCCCACCCTTGGCATACCCTACCAAGAGTGGGATTGTATTTAGTTGCTAACTATTAGGCGCTGATGTCCTGAATAGCTGCGAATGACACTGGGCGAACAATGCCAAAGTCGAAGTAGAGAGCGCCGACTAAGCGGTAGAAGCCCTGAGTAGCGAGTGTTCCATCGCGTAAGAGTTCTAAACTTAATCCTGCCCACATACCGACATAACCATCGTCGAAACGACCGTGGATGAGTGAGGAAAGACCTGTGCCTGTTCCTTTTGTACCTGTCGAATATACTGAGTTAGTGACGAATGCTGGATAAGCATTAACTTCATCACCATCATCCCAGATCATGCGTGAGTCAGTTGCAGTTGTGGAACCAATGGTCTTTAGACCCTTTAAGGTTTGCTTTGCTTGACCACGAACTTTTGCGTTCGTTAAATAACCAAGGCGACCACCACTTACGTTCTGGCTTGCAACGTATGTTTCAAGATTTACCCAGTCAGACCATACTTGAGCGGAACCGTTTGCATAGGTTGAGCTAGTTGTGTTAGCACCACCAGCGTATAGAGCGCCGATGCCAGAAGTGTTCAAGATACCAGTTGGTTGATTGCTTGAACCTGTACCGTTGATGACCAAGTTCTGCATTTGTGCAGCCATTTGTTCCGCAATGTTACGGCGAACAACTGTCTCAATTGCAGCAGATGACTGCATGAGTAATTGCTCGGAAATGTCTGTATATGCAGGCAGACGGTGAGGAGTTAGAGTGATTGTTGCAGTTGTTGGTGCAAGTGCGGTTGCAGTTGCATTTTCTGCCTTCGTTGGAGGATTTGAATCCTTTACATAACGAGGGAATGGAACGTTACCAACTAAGCCTTCGATGATTGTAAAACCGGCTTTCTCAAGCACCATTGCTTCGTAGAAAGAATCAACAAGACCTTCTGGAGTTGTAGCGATCGTTTGACCACCTTGGTCCAGAGAAGTTGAAGTTGTGCCAGTTGCAGTCATAGCACGTTGTTCTAAACGGTTTTGACGACGAACGAAGAATGAAGGAAGCATTAAGCCACCGTTGTTCTTAATTCCAGCATCGCGAGCTTCGCGGATACCTTCATCGTTTAATTCTTTTTCAACGCCATCAAGTTTACCTGTTAGAGTACCTTGAAGTGCTTTTCCAAGATGGAAACGTTGTGAATCACGTTGTTCGCTGATTGAAAGCTCACGAGGTGCTGCGCTTTCGCGTGCAAGCTGGCGAGTTTCAATTTCGATTTGGCTATTTACGGAATCGAAGCGAGCTTCGAGTTCTTTCAACTTTGCGTCATCGGACTTGATGTTCTGATTAGCATCGAGGTAGGTGCGGATTTCCTTTTTCACCGCGCCAATTTCCTCCTGCAATTTTCTGATTTTTAGTTGGCTCATATTATGATACGGGAGTTCGGTTTAAAGGAAACGCGCACGAGCCTCCCACAAGCTCTTGGCGTTTATATTATCTGACAAAGTCGTTGCAGGAACTACTGGCTCCTCGTTCTTAAACGAGAGCGAGCGAACCGCAGGTGTTGCTTCGCATACTTCGCGGAACTTCTTAAATGAACGTTCTGCAATCGAAGTATCTGGATAAGCAGGCCATACGCATGGACTGACTTCAAAAAGATCAACGTCTAAAAGCGTTCTAACAGAATCATCGCCATCGCCGACGCTTGGATCTACGTTCGAATCCCATTGCTGAGAAACCGGCCTAAATCCAAAAGACATTGAATCAACAATCCCTGCACGAATTTTTGCCAGAAGATCATTGTTAGCGCGTGTATCGATTAAATCGATTTCGCAACGAAGTCCGTGATCATCTTCAGAAAGGCGCAGCGTATTTGGCGTGCGTGCAATTGGATGCTCTGAATTGTGCGACCAGAAAGCGTAAACATCAGGATTTTCAGTAAGCGTGCGTTTAAAAGCACCGGGGGCAATGCGCTCTACCCAACCGCCCATGTCAACGCTATCGGAATTAAACACTGCTGCATATCCAATGAGTGTTCCGATTGATCCTGATCCTTCTTTTGCTGCGCGAAATTCGATTCCTTTAATTGCGCGATGTTCAATGTGTTTGTTCATGATTCGTCATCTCCTGCTTCTACTTCATCGCCTTTGGCAATGGCTGGTTGTGCTGCGACCGCTCCTCCAGTGCCATTAAATGGCAAGCGATAATCATCGCCTATGTTGTCGGGTAGATCGTTAAAATGTTCTTCAGCGCGAATCTCATTTACACTCATCGCACCAATGTTGCGCATGGTCTGATAAAACGCTGCGCGTGTCTTTGCGTCTCCGCGCATTAAGCTGCGGAAATCAAAACTAAAATAATAACCAGCTTTACGTTGCGCGTAAGTTAGAAGCGATAAATCAAGCGACTGCTCCCATGAACGAGCTAGTGGAGCTAAAGTAAATTTAACAAAGCCTTGCGTAATTGTCTCAATGCCAGTTCCCCAAGATGATGCTTTGCTTGTGTTGCGAATTAAAACAACAGGAACGCGGAAACCCATTGCAATTTCATCAACTTGGAATTCTCGAGAAGCTAAAAATTGCGAATCTTCGTTGCTTAGTCCGATCTGTTTCCAATCAAGACCACCGCTTGCAATCATTGGACGGTTTACCGATCCAACGCCACGGTGCTTAGTATCCCACTGTGCTTCGAGTTCCTCGAGCTGCTGAGATGTTAAATTCTTAGGTACAACTAGCAGTCCCCCAGGAGTCGCGCCGTTTGCGAAGTGCCTCGACGCGTGTTCTTCCGTCGTGAGCGCGAGACCGAGCGCTTCACGCATGAGCGTGATTGGACTGTGTCCGATCCAGCCGTTTGTTGACAGTCCTTTAAGGTGGACAATGTCTGTAAATGGGATGTTTTCCGACTTATATCGGTACAAAGCCGTGCCGTCCGCTTGAGGCCATATCGACACAAACTCAGGATTGAGTGGAATGATTCTTTCAGGTTCGCCATAAGTATTGCGGTAAATGCGAGAGTACGCATTGCCACGCCATGAAAGGCAGGCTTGCATGAAACGTCTCCACTCAAACGCCGTGCGAAAACCGTCCGGCGACGTTACCATCAAATCATAAAGATCAAGGTCAGTTGCTTCCTCGCGACCATTTGCGGTCTTTCTGTATAAGCGAAGCGGAATCGTAGCCATTGCCTCCGACAAAATGTTTACGCACGCGTAAACGGTCGGAATGTTCATCGCAGTTGTATGCGATACGGCAGCACCTGACTTGCTTGGTAAGCCTAAGAAATTAAGCAACCAGCTTTGTGGCTGACCAAAATCTGAAACGCCGGCTAAATTATCCAACGCACCGCGTGTCTCCTGCTTTTTAGGCAGAAGTCTTGTCGCGTTTCGTACCTTCGACCAAAAGGTCTGCGGTACAATCCTTGTTTCGGTTGTGGCGCTCGGCACACAACTAAACAAGTTATATTGCAGTTAAACTATAACTGCTAAAGGTTGCCTAAAAGGTCACAAAGTTTTCATTTGTTGCCTTTTTAGTACGATTCGTCTCCTTTTTGGCAACACAGGTGGACGTAAATCTGGATTGGCACGCCAATATTCCATGCCATCACTAAATTTCAAATAACGATTTGCGATGTTCTTTGGACAAGAACGAATCAGCCAACGAAAGAATTTCGTGCTGCGTGTTATTCCTGCATCTTCAAATCTAGCTCTTAGTTCCTTTGTAGTTAGATATTTATCTTCTGGGTTCATTGAATCATAGGCATCAAGCCGGTTTCGGTGTTAAGTTGTCTCCCTAAAGCCATTAGTAGCGCTACGATTCCGTCTATTCGTGCGCTAGACTTAGCCTTGTCTGGCATCTGATTGCCACTAGGACCAACACGAGAGACCACATTGCCAGCGTTCCAACGCAAGATTGGATTACCGTTGTGGTGCAGTTGACCGGAAATCAAAAGTCGCTCGAGTTCCTTACAAGGCATCGCAAAGTTTTTAAAGGTCTGTGAAAACTCAGTTACGTTTAGGCCGTGATCGTCCCTAAGCCTCAAAGCAAGGTCAGTTGCAAACATTGGATCGTAAGCAAGCTCGTTGATCTGAAACTTGTGACATAGTTCTGCCACTTCGTTTTCAATTAAACGGAAATCAGTCACGTTGCCTTCAGTTACTGTCAGAAATCCTTGCCTCTCCCATACGTCGTAAGGCACACGATCCCTGCGTTTACGTTCTTCAATCTCTGCCTCTGGTATCCAATACCTAGAAACAATT